ATTTGGGTGGGCGTTTTGTTATAGTAGGTGTCAGCGCAGAGGGCATAAGCAACCCAGTACCAACACCCAGGGGCAGTATACTTCCACAGGACATACAGGCCCACATGTTGCAAAATTTTATAGACAATAGTAATATTGTACGAACAAGTATGTTTCCCTTAATGGAACTCATTATTACAATTTTTAGTATGATATTGATAGCTATTGTGGTTTATAAATTACCCATATGGGCAAGTTTGCCAGTAAGTATGATGCTAATGTCAGGTTATGCCTATGGTAGCATTTGGGCATACTCTAATAAACTTTGGTTATTGGACGCAACTTTTCCAGTACTGGCGAGTTTTTTAATTTTTGCTCAATCAAGTTTTAATAACTTTTATGTACAATTTAAACTTCGCGAGCAGATTAAAAAGCAGTTCGAACATTACATAGCACCTGGGTTGGTAAAGCGTTTGCAAAAAAATCCTGAACTTTTAAAGTTAGGTGGTGAAACAAAAACCATGACATACTTATTTTCAGACATCCGGGGATTCACACCCATCTCAGAACAGTACAAGACAGACCCACAAGGTTTAAGTAAACTCATAAACAGATACATGACACCCATGACAGATATTACTTTAGATAACTCAGGAACCATAGACAAATATATAGGGGACGCACTCATGGCAATTTGGGGGGCGCCCCTTGATGTACCTGATCATGCTGATCAGGCTGTTAAAACAGCTCAAGAAATGGAGGTGGCACTAGCCAAACTTAATGAAGAACTCAAGAAAGACGGTTTATTACAACTCAGTGTGGGTATTGGTATTAATACTGGGGATGCTGTGGTTGGCAACATGGGCAGTGACAAAAGGTTTGACTATACTGTTCTAGGTGATAGTGTTAATTTAGCTGCCAGACTGGAAGGACAAACCAAGGAGTACGGCGTTTTTTATATGTTCACAAAGCAAACATTGGATTCCCTAAGTAATTATAAAACAGAGGAACTTGCCTTTATTGATCGCATATCAGTCAAAGGACAAACTGCTCCGGTTGACATATATACCCTGGTTAGTGTAGACTATGCTTTAGCGATCAATAGTGTTACACATGCGTACCAGAATTTGTCCTGGAGTGTTAGTAAACAAAACCTCAGACATCTAAGAAAATATAACACAGTGCTTACAGATCTATATGATCGCAGATTAAATCAACCAGAGCCAGGACCAGATTGGGACGGTGTAGACAGAAAGACAAGTAAGTAAACATATGACAATAAAATTAGGTATCATAGGCCATGGATTTGTGGGAAGTGCAGTATCCAATGGGTTTAAAAAGGATGTTCAAAAACTCATAGTTGATCCGTTGCTCACTGATGTTACTATTGAAACTTGTGTTAAAGATTTTGGTGCTGATGCACTATTTATTTGTGTGCCCACACCAGAAACTGTCTCTGGTGACGTTGATGTTAGCATTGCAAGCAAGGTGCTTTCTGAGCTCAGGGACTTAAATTACACCGGTGTTGTAATTATAAAAAGCACAATTACTCCCATCCATTTAACAAAATTTAAGAAAGACAATAGCAATCTAAGATTGGTATATAATCCTGAATTTCTAACAGAAGCAAACTCCAATGCAGACTTTTTAAATCCTAATATGCAAATACTGGGCGGAGACTGGAGTGATTGTGAATATGTTGAACGGCTCTATGTTATCAATAGTAAGGTCAGAGTAGTACCAACCTTTAAGACGGATTTTATAACTGCGAGTTTGCTGAAATACACTATTAATAGTTGGTTAGCTACTAAAGTTGTGTTCTTTAATGAATTGCACGACTTACACACTCGGAGCAAAACTGAGGTTCCCTGGGAGGATTTCCTGGATATGTTAACCAGAGATCCAAGGATAGGCAATACCCATATGCAAGTTCCCGGGCCCGACGGTCAATTTGGATTCGGGGGTCATTGTTTCCCTAAAGATACATCAGCTCTGCTGTATTATGCAAATAAGTTGGGTGTAGATATGAGTATACTGGAAAATGCAGTAAATAAAAATAAAAAGTTCAGGTCCTAGCAATTTCCAGTATGCGTTTAAGTTTTTCTGTACCACCGTTTTTTTCCAGCGTGGAAAAAGTACCTTGGTGTAATGGCTTAGGCCATATGCCAATGTTTACCCAGCTATATCCTGCACTTTCTGAGTTTAGAACTGGCATAAATTCTGTTTCTGTGACATATACGAAGCTATAATAATAAAACTTTTTATTTTGACTTTGGTATACGTCAATGGGATTTAACTTAGTAAGTTCAGGCACGATGCCTATTTCTTCCATTAGCTCACGTTTAATGCATTCATATGGAGTTTCATTGCCTTCCATCATGCCTCCCCAAAAACCCCAGGTATGTTTAAATCGTTTGTTAGAATTTCTCAGCTGAAGTAAACATCTACCAGTGTCTCGCGCAAGAAATACAACACCGGCCGCAGTAATTTTGTTAGGGGAGGAGCCTCCAGAAACCGCCGTTGTAGACTCCTTCATATGAACTGAACCATTTTTCACCATCCCATTTTAACTGCTTGTTAGTATAGTTATTGGTTACAACTTGTGTTTGTGAAGATTCAGAACTGTCAAATGATACAACCCATTCTCCTTGTGCAGAGTATTCAATAATATCATTTGCGTTTGCTTTTACGTTGTTAATGCCCCAATAATCACTTCCTGACCAGGGAGTATCTGCTGTAATTAAATATCTTTGCCCTGTTTGAGCTGCAGGCAAACCATCATCGGGTGCAGCATCATCTGGGTTTATAATTCTATCTATGGCAGTCAGTGTGTTGGACGGTAACGTATCTGCGGCTATATTCCATATTAATTTGCTAGAGTCAAAAGGATGCTCTTTAACGCCTCCCACTATCATTGCTATTTCGTTATCTAAATCATCACTGGTGTTAATTTTAAGCAAACTAGTATCTGTCAGTAGACCGCCCTGTATTTCTAATAAATCACTCCATACCGCAGGACTATAATCTAAATTTAAAAGTTGCGCTTCACTTGCTTCTATTCTTAATCTATAATCGTTGGGGGTTATAATCAATTGTTCTGGTGTCTCAGACACACTTCTAAAGAAATCATAAAACTGACTATCAAAGCCATAATCATCGATGTCGGTATCTGAAAATACATTTGTTACAATTGTTTGAATAATTTGCTGCCTCTTAACTTGCGCTGGTGGATTAATCCATATGGGGACTTCAAAAGTCATGGTAGAAATGTCTATGATTTCATCCACACCCTGAGGTATTGATCTGTTACTCCAATTAACGTCTGTAAGTGTTACTTCAAATATGCTGCTCCAATCCAAGGGATTATTGGTGCTTTGTATTTGTATGCTAGGGTTAAAGATAACCATGAGTTGTTCCAGAATCTGTAATTTTGTATCTGTGTTAGGCGACCAAATATCAACCGTAATAGTAAGGTTGTATGGCACAGGCATGTATCTGTTAACTGTGTAAAGATTTCCTGGACCATTTAAGTATGTGTTTGACTCTCGGTCATATTCTTTTTCTGCTACTTGTACTGTATCTACATTAAAGGGTTCCTGTGTCCTGCTTTGCTCGTACTTTAGGTTTTGTATTGAAACACTTATAAATGGCGTAGAGTTTATGATATTTTCAGAATTGTTGCGCATAATATGTGTGACCATACGACTACTATCTGCATATCTACATGGAACACGATTATAATTCACGCCAGTGTCAGTATACTCCCTAACATGGAAATGACTAAAAATTCTGATTAATTGTATCAGATATCTACGTATCTGCTTGTCATACCACCAATCTAAATTTTCTGATTTGCCGTCTAAGTTATTGTATTTTCCTGCCATTATTATCTCTTTTTCTGTCCAGCACAATGAGCCTTTTGACTAAAGCCTTTGGGTTTACTACAGTCAATCGAACGCTTATATTTGTTTGACCATTTTTCTGTAACTATTTCTGCTATTTTCATATGCTGTAACATCCTCTGCAAACTGCCATCTTTTATCTAAGTACACAACTAATCTTCCTGAATACTCATCTAGAGTATATGTTCGCTCTATTGGGTTTTTGGGAAGTTCTTTAACTTTAATTTTATTTGACATTTTCTAACCGCCCCATTAATCTTTCTGCACGGTTTGTTACCTGTTTATACCATAAACTATCTCTGCCTTCGATTGCGGCTGTCTTCCAGGACGCCTCGAGTATAGCACCATGCATCTTTTTAAATTTACTCAGTCTGGTTCTGCCCATGTTAAACATCATGTTGACCAGTATCTCCTGGACTTCTCCGGGCAACCCGTCAAATGTTCCCGACTCATATAATTCCTGACATTCTGAAATTGCGATGTCAAGATCTTTTTCGAAACACTCTTGTACTCTGTTTTCTGACACTGGCGTTCCTGCTTCCTGTCCTGATTCTGGATCTGAGTCGAGCACGAGGTGGCCAACACCAAATGTGGGGTAGCCAAGGTGATCGAGATATACTTCATACTCCACTCCCTCGTCGATTTTTAGTTGCTCGTATATTGCTTGTCTGTTCACTGTCTAGTCCTCTAATTTTCTGTTTCTGGGTTTGGTATCTGTTTTGGGCATAACAACTTCACTCATGTTAGTCTTTTCTGGCTCCATGGTTTCATCGCTGTTATGTCTGATATTATCATTGTTAATAAATTGTTTGAGTACACGATTTGCACTTGTCCATTTTTGTCTGGTTTCATCTTCCATTCTTACCCAACGATTACCAGATTTTTGAAACAATCTGTCAGGAATAAAATCTGTTCTGAGAAAATAATCTCCATCTGATACTCCTGACTGTGGAAAAGTATCACCACTGCCTATGATAGTACCACCATGCAAGTTTCCTGTATTGTCATCTCCTTCAAGAGCAATACTCGGTGGTGTTGGTAAACTGGGATCTACAAATAAATGGTCCCTGGTTCTGGTATGTGGCATATTGGGCACATCTATTTCAGCCTGCTCCAGGACTCTGTCCTGAGCTCTAAGCTCAGTTTGATATGTGCTTATTAGATTACGCAAATCTTCAGCTTCCTGTCCAGTGCCCAAAATATCTCTGTATTCCTGGCTATCAGTTATTGTCCCAAGTTTAACTCTCCACAAGTGAGGCCACCATCTGGGATCATAACCTTCTGCTGGACGAGTGCCTTCTTTGACTACCATGAATCTGTTAACAGCATCGTCTTTGCCTAATAGCAAGTCGTCTCTGAGGTGAGGTAACTCCAGGACATCGCCAGGCATCAATTTGCGGCCTAGTGCGCTAACCATGCTTTCTATATGGAAGTTCATAAACATAGTATCGTTAGCTAAAAAAGCACCAAATTGAGTGAGATCAAAACTATCGTTGTCCGCTAGTGCATATGCTCCCCGCATCTCGTATAAATCTTTGCTATATTTGCGATCGCGATTTTCTAAAAACAAAAGATCTTGTATAAAGACTTCTGAGGTATCAATTGCACTACTGGGGTTGGAGGGATCGCCCTCATATGGGGTTTCTGTGATGCCCATATATTTGTGTACAACAACTCCTGTGCCGCCGGCAAAGACATTTTCTCCTACGATTCTGTCTATAAAATCGTAATCATGTGTCTTTGTCTTATTCCATAACGATATGCGTGGCATCTGTTCTCCTTATGTCACTATTTATCGCTTGACAGATCTATAATAACATGTTATCGTGTATAAACACTGGAGATAATCATGGCATTCATAGTATTAACACACACCAACGACGGTGATGCTGTCGTGGATATATATGATAGACGACCAAGTTATGTGGTCATTGACAAATCAAGCGTGATGCTTGAGGTAACGGTAGATAAATCCAGATACAAAAATGTATTTCAGGATATCAAACAAATAGCATCTGCACTCAGGGAGCAGTAATATGGCAAAAGCAAACTTCTCAGTCACAGGCATCAAAACACCTGATTATAAGATCATTAAATCGGACATGAAGCCTGTTAAGATTAACGGCATTGCCAGAGATTATCACAGACTCATGGATGAAGCTTTGTGGTATACTCATTATGAAGTGCCTAAAAAGACTCTCAAGGCAGAGTTTATGAAATTTGCTCTGACTGTTGACAAGGTCAAGGCCAAGCAACTTAAAAATGTGCCCGACTATGCTTTTCAGGTGTTTGGTAAGTATGCATACATAGGCAACAAAGGTGCTGAGCTCAGTACTGAGCACACTGAACAAATTACCATGGCAATTGACACACTACTGGAAATGCATCCCCATATCGAGGAGGAACCCCAGGAAGAAAAACCAGTGGGTAAGGTTATTAGCATACAGGAGCGCATGCGTCAGCAGGTATCAGAGCTATGTGGGCAATGGGAAGGTTATCTGGACGACTGGCGTGATGGTGAGTATGATCTTAAAAAGTTTGATCCCTATAAAGAGATGATTTCATACCAGCCAGCTATTAAACCTGCTCATGCTAAAATCATTCAGCAAATGTATGAAGCTGAGTATGCTGAAGCACAGGAGTTAGTGGCCTGGGAGGATGAGGAGATCAAGGAAGCATATATACAGTTTACTGGAAAAGCGCAAGATCGCAAAAACTTCCTGAAATTTTATGAATTAATTATGACTGCTACAAGTACTCTGATAAACACTGGCAAGGCTAACCGCAAGCCCAGATCAAAGAAAGCTCCCAGCAAAGAAAAATTAGTAGCTAAACTAAAGTATAAAGAATCAGATCCCTCCATTGGACTTGCAAGCATAAATCCTGTGGGTATACTGGAAGCCAAT